GTAGTACGGGGATCTGAATTACAGGACGCCTCTTCAAGGACCACATCCTCCGGGTAACCCATCGAGAGCAGGTCTGATGCAGTCATAACGGTCCTGTGCGCCACATAACGTGCGTCTTCAAGGTTGACGGCATCCGAAGAAAAGAGGAACTCTTCGGGCGGTACACAACGAATTCTTGCTCCAGCTGTGTGGCTTCTCTTCCGCACCGTAATGCAGTCTTTCTCAACCTCAACCTCGATACCCGGATCCAACGCCGTCTCCGCCGCAATAGCAACTGTTGCCTGTTCGTCAGGCTGCTCGATGGTGATAGCCTCTACATGCTGCTTCTCGTCCCACCAGACTTTCATGATGCCGATGCGACGAATAAGAGCATCTTTGAACCACCGATAAAACTCCAAAAAGCCCGGATTGTCGTATTTCAGGACGTAATCCACGTAATCCGTCGCCTGCTCAGCCTCCGCCACCTTCAACGGGTCTGGCGATGTTGGCACGAATTCGACCGGACGAGCAAAACCGAAAAATACGCGCATGAGGGACGGCAAAAGAGCGTTGATGACGTCCCGAACATCAGACATGACGATTTTCGAACGCCCCTCCTGCTCGTTGCCGAGAGGTTGGCACTCATAAGCCCTCGTGAGCTGGATTCTGTCCCGCGCGAGCTGTTGCTGGAAATCATCAGCAGCGTAATATTCGGCTTGAATAGCCTTTTTCAGATCGTGAAGGTCTTCCCTACTTTCACGGGTTTCTGCCATGATGTGTTACCTCCACTGCGTGGGTAAAGCGCCGCAGCACGCGACGCGAAAGTCAATGCCAACGCGTCTGCAGCGTCTGGCGACGCACGGAGACGCGTTTTAAGGGAATCTTTCGGCTCCAATTTGATCTTACCGTTTGAGGCGAAGGTGTACGTGACGGCTGCAAGCTGCTCGATTAACTGCTCATGTCTCGGAATTTTGCAACTGCGCGTCGCAAACCAGTCCCGCATTTCGAACCACAACTCGGCGCGAAGGTTGACAAAGCGCTGCTTTGTTGCCGGTGCTTCAGCCACATTTACTCCGCGAACAGGAAGACCCTGCTCCCGGAGGCGGTCCACCACGCCAGCACCCATGCCGATTACATCCACGAGAATTTCGTTGGGCTTCGGGTTGGACGAGTCGTACAAGTTGGCGATAAGTCCTGCAGACTGCATCAGATCGTAACCGGACCACTGAAGAACCTCCAGCACCACTTTCCCCTTGCGCCGCACGAGGGCGCTTTTATCGGAGCCATACCGCGCAATGTCGACGCCCCACACCTCCTGCCATGTTGGGTCCTCGGCAATGTCCCGTTGCCATGCTGATTCGATGTATTCCATCGGGATTACCGTGTCATCGTCAGCGAGCGGGAATTCTCCAAGAACACGGATGCGGTAGGCGTTGGAGTCCTCCCCATACCTCCGCGCCATGTCTTTGATATAATCCTCGCTGACGCGTGGAGAATCGAGGCAGGACACGTGATAGGTGCGCCAGTCACCGGCCAACCTGTGATGTGTGTCATAGAAAAAGCCGGTAGACCGCACAGGGTTCCCCAGCAACAACGTGACAGCATTGTGACCGGACATCGAGCCTGCCGCTGCTTCGAACACCTGCTCGGGAATGCCCGACGCCTCATCCGCGATAAGCATGACGTAATCAGCATGTACACCCTGCAGAGCTTCGGGCTGCTCAGGCCTCGACGTGCGGGCCGATATGAAGCACTCGTTCGGAGCCGCGATAAGCTCGATGCGCTCGGCCTTCACTTCAAAAAGACCCCGGATAAAATCGGGCATCAGACGTGTCCAACGCTTCACCTCCGCAAACAGGGCGTCGTACAGCTGGGATGCTGTTGGGGCAGTCATGACCACTTTTACTGGGAATCGCGTCGTGACATACCAGAGGGAGGCCCATGCAGCACACGTTGATTTTCCGACGCCATGCCCTGAACGGACCGAAATGCGTCGGCAGCCGGACGCGACGTCGTTCAGGACAGACGCCTGCCAGTCGTCCGGTGTGCACTGGAAGATGTCACGGACGAAAGAGACGGGATCGTCACGGTATTTGAGAATGAAATCGCGCCACAGACCCTCGATTTTCGTCGTTTTCGTGCTCATTTGTAATAGATCACCTTCGTGAGGTGTTCCACCACGCGCTCGAGGTCCCGCTCATAGAGGTTGGCAGTGGACGGGGAGACGGCCTGCAGAGCGTGGCGCTCGAGCGGCTCGATAATTACGTGCACCCACTCGTGAAGCGCATGCTTCCGCATGTCATCTATCCCCATCCGCGCAAAGTCCGCATACAGAGTGAAGATGGCGGTCGTGTAGTTTTCTGTGGGCTCCACTTCCGCCACCGTCCGCATGGTGCCGTTGTAGTTCGCCGGGCCTTCTTCCTCTTCGAAGACCACATCAAAGGAGTAGTGATTCAGGCCGACGCGGTCCCGCGCCTCAATCAGCGCCTGTTTTGCCTTCTTCTTTTTCGCTTCGGTCCACACCCGTTTCCGGGCCATCTCGCCCCTCCTCGATCTTTTGGACCGGCGTGAGGCCAAAAACAACATCACGCCAGTCCTCCTGACCGTTGTCCCACAAAATCCTTTCGATTTCGCCCCGATTGAGCCGCATTCTACTTCTTTTTAGACCCTTTCTCGCGGTAGCCGTTGGCAAAAGCGGCCTTCATCTGTTGGACGGCCTGCTCCTTCGTAGGGTAAACCTTCCCGTGGCCACCCCATTTCCAACCCCCCTTCACCTTTTTGATCGGCATATCAACCTCCCCTCAGCATTTTCTCGATGCCTTGGACGGCATTGAGATGCAATTCCCCGATGTTCACCTGAAATTGGACCTGTTTCCCGTATTTTTCCGGGTCGTAAACCCCCGCAACCCACTTCCGGGCCTCAATCTGGAGCTGGGACACCTTCTCGTCGCCCTTCTGCGTGCGATCCGCAATATCCAACACCTCCTCAATGAGCCTGTCCGCCGCGATTTTCCGGGCAATTTCAAGTTTCTCCCGCCATCCCGGCATGTGACTGATGAGGACGTGGAGCAGAAAAACGTGCGCTCCGAGGCCTCTCGCGATGTCCTTGAGCGAATCCCCATCCGCAACCTTCTCGAAAATCAGCTCCGGGTCGCCGTATTTCTCCTCCAGCAGATGAAGAAGGGTCTTCTCGCGCGGCGACAAAACGGTATTAGATGAGGGAGACTGGCTGTGGGTAACGGCCAAACTTTTCCCGGTCTTCTTTGCCATACTCTCTCAGTTTCCGAAGAAGCTTGTCATGGCCGAAGCAAGCCAACAGAAAAGCCTCTGCGACGTCAGACTCTCTCCCATGGAATGGCAGCACCTCCATTCCAGTGTCCACGATGAGCCAGTTAGCTCGCTCCACTGATTTCTGCTTCCGGTCCCACTTGGACGCGTTCTTGTCGGTCAGGCCGAGTGTGGCCTTCCACGAAAAAGGCGGCAAAAAGAGCCATTCTGGCTCAGCTTTTCCACGCAAACAAGCCCGAATTATGCCCTCAATCAAACCTGTTGCCCAGCCGAACTTGAACATTGAGACAACACCCTGTTTCGGCATCGCAGAAACCTTCTCAAAAACAATCAGGTCTGGCGGAAATTCAGCGGACAGATTGCCGACCTCACCGATCAGCTTGTCCGCATCAACGACGGGAGCAGGTGCCTTGCCGGTTTTCTGTTCGTACCTGTGGGGCACGGCCACAGTACGAACGTGATAGGTGGGGTCCGCCCTTCGGACTGCGCAGATAGCACCGCGCGTCCCCGGGTCCACACCCCACACAATGTGCGGATTACCCATGCCCCAACAATAACATACGATACAGCGGCTGGTTCACCTCCCCGCGCCCGCGCCGCCCCGGGCCGTGGCTCCAAGACCGGGGGGTCAAAAACGAAAAAGCCCCACCCCGTCAACAACTTACGCGCCACCGAACGCCCAGCCTCGAACGCCAGAAAACCCGGCGCTCCGTAACTTGTTGACCCTACGCGGGTTACGCACGCAAGTTCTTGGAACCTGTATTATGTAAAATTACGAGCTAAGTTGTTGAGCAATAAGGACTTATGAAATCGAGATGAGGGGGCGAAGAAAAGGCGAAGAAAGCGCTTACATTGCGCCCATTTCGGACACGGAGGTCTGAAATGGACAGCGGCTGCCCCTCGTAATTTCGGACCCGCATATCCGAAATGAGGCGCAGTCCTCCCACGCAATTTCGGACCCGCATGTCCGATTTAGCACGCACCTATTTCGGACACGGATGTCCGATTTAGCATACAC